GTAGGTGACCAGCCACCAAATCAGTCCAAAGACGATGATGTAGAGAACGAGGGTGAGGAGCGCGCCGATCATTAGGGAACTCCCACTGCGGTCATGTAGGTGCGAAGGCGGTTATAGAACGCGGCCTGGAGCGCCGGACCGAGCGGCGAGCCCATGTAGCCCATCGACAGCCCGTTTGTGCTCGCCGTCGCACCGGTGATCTTGCCGAACTGTACGGTGGTGCTCGTCACCGCGACCGTCGTTCCGGCTTTCAGCCCGCCGTCGATCCCGTTGAAGAACAAATGATCATTGTTAAGGTCGGCGCGCTCGGCGACATAAAAACCAGTCGTGCCGGGATTGGGACTCCATGCCGGCGACGTAGCGCCGTTGATCCGGCCGTAAAACAGATTGCCGGTGAACCACGGGTTCAGCTGGCTGTTGCTTGCCACCCCAGCAGGAGGAAAGATTTCAAGCGTAAAGGTATACATCCAGACGCCGATCGCGCCGTTGCTCTGCGTCCACTTGCGGCCCGGCGCAGTCGAAATGTTGTAGTTGGTGTCGATCCCGGTCGGGAACGTCTTGAAGCCACGGTAAGTGGTGAAAGTCGTGCCGGCGTCGACCGTCAGGCCGAAATTCGTACCGCAGAGATTGAGCTTCGCGTCGGCGAGGTTCTGTTGCGCGAAGATGTAGAGCCCGTCGAGATAGGTTCCGCACCCGGCAGCGCCCGCAAGCGAGCCGGTGATGATCCCGTCGGCGACGAGACCGCAAATCAGCGCGCTGATATTCGCCGCGTTGCCGCCCTCGTTGCCGCCCGTGGTGCGCGCCAAGTAGTTGACTGATTGCTGGCAGCTCAGAACCGTGTTTTGGCCCATGCACAGGCGCCCTTGGGCGTCCATCGTCCATTGCGTCTTGGCGCCGACCGTCTTGGTCTGCGCCGCGCACGACGACACGACCGTCGCCCTCTGCGCCTGCGCAGGCCACGCCGCCAGGGCGAAGAGCAGAAGGGCGAAGAGCGCCTTCACTTCGGCTTCGGCTCCCCCTCGATCATGGGTTGCTCAGCCTGCGCAGGCTCGCGCGCCGTCGTCACCACCACGGTGGTCGTGGTCGACACGCAGAGATAGCCCTGCGGGTTCATGGTCACGTAATTGGTCGAGCCGACCGTGAAGGTCTTGGCGCCGCAGGCCGAGACGACGACCGCCTGAGCGGAGGCGGGGATGGGCGCAAGCAGCAGCGCAAGCAGGATCCAGCGCATCAAAGCCTCCCTTGCCGCAACATAATACCCGTGCCATATTCGCCAGGATGCCAGCTCCCAAAGACATTACCGGCTTGAGGTTTGGACGGCTGACGGTGCTGCGACCGGCACCTAAATCTAGCGTAAAAAGAAGCTGGTGGGTTCGCTGCGACTGCGGAGTCGAGAAGGTCACCCGCGAGCTTACAAAGATCAGAAGCTGCGGTTCTTGCTGCCAGACTGGCAACAAACGCGGCCTTAAACACGGCGGAAAGGGAACTAGAACCTACAACATCTGGAAGGGCATGAAACAACGCTGCCTTAATCCAAAAACCCACCAGTTTAAGGATTGGGGCGGAAGAGGGGTAACCATTTGCGAGCGCTGGCTTCATAGCTTCGAAAATTTCCTAGCCGATATGGGCGAATGCCCTCCTAAGCTGACCTTGGATCGTATCGACAACAACGGCAATTACGAACCTAGCAATTGCCGCTGGACTACCATGCGAGAACAACGCTTAAACCAACGCCGTATGTACTAAAGTTGGCCACGCCAGATCCTGAAGGGAGCGGCTTCAGGGCCATTCAACCATCGCTTGAAAGCGTCTTCATCGTCGATAATGCCGCGACGCTGGAGATCTTCGTAGACGATCATCGGAATGCGCGCTGCGAGCTTGTTGACGCCATGGCGCATGATCTCGCGGTCTCTCGCGATGCCATCCAGAATCGGCTCAATGTCTTGCTGAGTGAAGACACCAAACCGATTCGGATAATCAGGATCGAAGACAGCGTCACGAGTGACGCCGTCGCGCGCCCGATAGCGGCGACGGGCCTCTCCCACCGAAATTACTGCGTGATGCCGTTGAACAGGATATGCGCCAACGGATTGCGCATTTCTAGGCCCCACTCCACGATGATCATACGTTGCTCTGCGTCCCCTACCCGCGCCATCAGGAACTGACGGAACGAGCGGTAGAACGCCACCGCGGCGTAATCGGGATCGATCAGCAGCGCGACATCGGCCGGCAACCAACGCGACGGAATCGCCTTGATGCGCCCGAAGTCGGTGGCGATGACGTCGACCGTCGACACCACCTCGGTCTTGCCGACCAGCACTTGGGTGGTGGAGCGGCCGACGAAGGTCGAAACCGTGCGCCGCGGCCCTGGCGGCAGCACCCACAAGCTTGGGCTGGCGCCGTTGGCGTAGGCCTTCTGCATGCCGTCGCCGAGCATCTGCTCAGTCAGCGCCACGGGGCCCGCAGGCACCGGGAAGAGGCCTGTTTGAGTCGTCGGCACGCCCGCCGTGATCGTGCCCGGGCAAATCGCCGCATTGACCACGTTGTTCTTGTCTTTGGCGCGAGCCAGCCAGTGCGAAATGCCCTCGGTGACGCGCGCCGTCGGGCCCGCATCGTCGCCCGCGATGTAAGGCTGGCGCGAGCACAGAGCCGATTCGATGTCGGACTTCAGCACCTTCGACGCCATCGCCATCTGATGGGCCATTTCCGAGCCCTTGCCGGCGGCGTCAGCCTCTTCCTGTGAGCCCGACACAGTCGCATCACGCTTCGAGATCTGGGTGACGTTCCATAGCCGGAAAGTCGGCTGCGCAACGGACGCCGCGAGCAGAAACCCTTCAACCTGGGCGTTCGCCAGCGGATCCATGCCGCCCGTGCCCGACACCGTGGTGGGAGCGACGGAGGGCAGGTTTTCGGTCTGCCATTCGAACTTGACGTTCTTGACGTTGCGGCGACGAATCGCCGACATCACCGGCGTGTCGAACGGGTCGATGTTGTAGATTGCGTTGCTGAGGTCTTCGCGATTCGAAGTCGCGTTATAGGTGGTGAATGCGTTGGTGACTTTCGCCATGGGTGAACTCCCGGATCATCGGAGAAGCCTCTCGAAGACGGTCTCAGCGTCTTCAAGTCGTCCACTGCGCGCCAACTGGCGCTGGGCTTCGTCGATGTTCCGGCGTCCCGCACTCCCAAGGGGCCTAGCGGATCCGGGTACCAACGTTTTGCCGGGACCGGGGAGGGCCGCCTGGGGTCTTACCGCCGTCCCACGGTCATAGAGATACGCCTTCAATACAACATTTAGCATGCGCTTGTCATAGACGCCCGCAACCTCTTGCTCGACAAAATTTTCGCCGAGCAAAAGCTTGCGCATCCCGCCGACGATCCGCTCGATCGCCGCCTGGTCCTTGAACAGGTTCGGGTGCTCCTGCACGAAGTCGGAGAACTGCTCGACCGCGAAGCGAGCGCTCTGGCGATCGGTCTCCTCCTTGGCGTTCTGGATCGCCCAGGCGCGGTTCTGCCGGATCTGGTTCAGTTTGCCGTAGTAGGCCTGGAATTGCTTCTGCTTGGCGTGCGCCGCCTGCGGATCCCTGGCGAACTCCTCGTCCCAGTTCGGCTCCTTCGGCATCAGGCCGCTGACCTCTTCATCGAGGTATTTCAGCCCCGTGATGAAGTGATCGCGCAGCGCGTTCGTCCGCGCCTCTTCCTGGGCGAGGTGATTGCGGTGCTCGTTGATCTTGTTGAGCCGCTGATGGAACGTCGCAGTGCGGATGTAGCCGTCGCGCAGCTCGCCGAAGCTGACCCGCTGCGGCGCGCCGTCGACGGTTATTTCGTACGACAGCCCCTCGTCATCTTCCGACTCATCCTCGGTTCCTGCGTGTCCATCGTCGGCGCTGGCGCCATCGCGCTCCTCGCCTTCGGCTGCGCCACGTCGTTCGCTATCCTCCCCTTCAGCTTCGGCGGCCTCTTCGCGGGATTGTGGTTGAGCTTGGCGGTCTTGCCGCGGCCGTACGCCATCCTGGACCTCCCTTTCGCGCGTCTCCAACTGAGGATCGGACCCGCCGTCGTCGTCGCCCTCGACCATCCGCACCTGGAACAGCGGCTCAGGCCGCTCGGAGACCTGGGCGAAGCGGCCAGACTGATCGCGCGCAGGCTGCGCCCCCGTCGAGCCAGGGTCGATCGCCCTCGCAAATGCGCCTGCCGCGCCGTCGACGCCGTCAGCCATTCTTTCTCAATTCCATTTTGTAATCGTTAATAAAGCGGGAGAGCTCAAGCGGGATCGATTCGAGCGTCTGCAGGCGATAGGTCAATCGCTGAATCGCAAGCGGATCAACTGTCGACATCAGTTCAGAGAACCAAACCTTCCGCAGCGACCTAACCGCGATCATGAACATGCCCGTCTCGGCAAGCAGCGCCTCGGCCTCCTCGGCGCGATCCCGTTTGTCGCTCATGGGCCAGAGCTCGCCGCTGCGCTGGCCTGCGCCGCCGCCCGCTGCGCGTCAGCCTGGGTCTCGGCGATCTGCTGATCGGCGTCCATCTGAGCGTGCGCGACATGAACGTCAGCGTGGGTCTGGAAAATGTCGGCCGCCAGCTTGCCAAGGTCGGAGACGTGCGCGGCGCGGATCTTGTCGGCCTCGAGATTGAGCTTCTGCTGGTCGGCGAGCGCCTTCTCACGCAATTGCTGCACCGCAATCTCGTGCTCCTGGGCCAGCTGAGTCTTGCGGATCTCTTGGTCGCCCACCGCCTGGGCGGCGTCGGCCTTGACCTTCTGGTACTGCGCCTGGGCCGCCAGCGTCATCGCGTCGGGCTCCTTCGGCGCCGACAGCATCGCCTGCATCTGTTGCGGATCCGGCGTCTTGAAGTAGCGTGACACGTTGCGAATGTTGGCGATAGCCAACATGTCGGTCTGGGTGTTCATCATCTCGGGCAGGCCGCAAACCGGATTATTGAGGCCCATTTGCCCAACGATCGTCTGCTGATCCTGCTTGATCTGCTGGAGTGTCATCAGGCGGATGGAGTCCGAGCCTTTGCCGAGGGTTGGGTTGACCTCGACCCCCATGGACGCGTCGAAAGTCGATGTGTCGTAATCTACCCAGTTGCCGTTGATCTTGAGGGTCCGGGGCTGGCTGGGGTTCTCGCAGATCTCGTTATAGAGGCC